ACTACTTGCCGGACTCAAGGACAGCCAGGCGCTGCTCGATGTCGGCCAGACGCAGCTCGGCCGCCTCTCGCTCGCGGCGGTCACGGCGGGCCGTCGCGGCCAGAATCCAGGCGTGCAACTCGGAGATGCGGAAGCTGTAACGGTCACCGGCGGCAATCGCAGGTTGGACCAGCTCGCGCCCGGCCTCGACCGCCTCCTTCAGCACGACTCGCCCGCCAGGCATGGCCAGTTGGATCAGCTCACGTCGTGCGGGAACGATGATCTCGCCGGCGTCGTCGAGTTCCGCAGGAACATCTGCCCATTGCTCTGGCACTGCCGGCCATTCGATGACCTCGGCCGCCTCAGCGGGCCATTCCCTCCACACCTCATCCTGGGCCGGCCAGGCGTCGTAGCAGAATACGCCGTAGCTGAAGGCCTCGAGTTCGTGCTTCTCCATGATCGCGATCGCTGCCTGGACGGAGGGGCCTGCGTGCCAGCGCGCCGCATCGCCCTCTTCTGCAATGCGCGCGAGCCACTGCCACTTCATGGGCAGCTCGTTGATTTCCAGGAAAGCTGCCTCCTCCGCGTCCGTCATGGGCACGAGAGGCGTCTTTAGGCGTTCGTCCGACGTGTTGATCGTGCCGTTGGTCGCGCACACCTGGGTCCACAGATTGGACGGTGTGCCGCACGACATGGTGTTGTTCTGCACGGGGTAGAAGTGCGCATCCATGCGCCAGCCGCCGGGCGGAGCAGTCGATCCAACAGCCGTACTGGCCAGCATGCGCACGAAGCCAGCCCCGAAGTGGATGTCATGGCGGTACTGATTGTTGACGTCCGCTGGGTCGCCACTCCGACCGACAATCCCGGGGATGCCCGTCGGCGACTGGATCTCCACGCCACCGATAGTGCCGGTGCGCTGGGTGATCGATCCTGTGAAAAGGGATGCGCCAGAGAAGGTCTTGTTGCCTGCGATCGACTGTGAGCCAGAGTCGTTGACCGCCCCAAGGCTGGACAAGGTGGCCAGCTTGGCTGCCTGCAAGCCTCCGAAGATCATGCTGCCATCGGCATTTAGAGCTACCTGACCAGTAACGGATGCCGCGTTATTGGGGCGCAACAGCAGGCCACCGCTTCCAGAAGCTGCGTTGCCAGCAACAATCGCCGTACCGACGCTGTTGGCAGTAATCGCCCCCACGTCGGCCGCAACACCATCGCCGAAGCGTAGCTGCTGAGAAACGGGCAGGCGCATGCCGATGTTGAGTACAGGGCGGCCGGTGAAGGTCTTTACGCCGCCGATGGATTCATCACCCGTCGTATGCACCACGCTGTCGTCGGAGGCCATTCCTGCCCGAATCGCGCTGACCAGCACCTTCACGTTGCTGCCCCCTTGGAAAGCAGGAATCGCCTCATTACCGGTGAGCGCAGCGGCGTTGGGGAGGCCAGAGATCTTTACGTCGACCATTTTCGTTACTCCAGAATCAGGGGGTCGCCCGCTTCGGTGACCAGGCGATCGCCTGCCTCGGTCACCAGCTGCGCGCGGTACAGGAAGGTGTGCTGCTGGATCTGCCAGCTGCGGTAGCCATCACGGATGGCTTCGACTTCGACACGGATCTGCTTTCCACCACTGCCGGCGGGCGGCGTGTAGGTGTCGGTCGTGCCGCTGATCGCGGCCTGCGTTCGCACCAATGCCCCGGCGAGGTACCAGCGAACGGTGTAGGTGGTGCCAGGCTCCGGCCCGATGTTGCCCTGCGTGGTGTCGACCAGCTGGTCGGCCTGCAGGATGCGATCGCGGTGCGCCCACTGCACCGTCAGTTCGGTGCCGAAGGTCCACAGCTCCGGCGGGTAGGCCTCACCCTGCACGCGCAAGCGGCCGGGCGGATAGGGCCGGATCTGGCGACGCTGCAGCGTCAGCCCGATCGTCGTAGCCAGATCCGGATTCAGCTCGCCCTGGCTGGTGCGGGTGATCAGCTTCGCCTGGGGCGATTCGTTGGCCAGGTACTCGCGCCCGTCGAAGCCGACGTATTCGTCGGTGAACCACACCCGCGTACCCACGGCATGCGGCATCGGCACCGTGTCAACGCAACCACGGGCCACGGTCAGCGTCGCGGCCACCGGGTCGATCGACACCACGCGGACCAGCTCGTCATCGATCAACGCCTCGGTGCCGACCTCGATCATGTCCAGGCTGACGCCGGCGGACAGTGCGATCGCCGTTGTGGTGGCCGTCATTGCGGTGATCAGCAGGCCAGTGGGGGCGAAGTCGGCCGCGCCCGCCTCGGCGAACGGCGCACTTCCCAGCCGGGTCTGCAGCGTGTAGCCGAACGCCACCGAGGTCGGCCGTACACCGATCGAGGTCAGGTAGCCAACGTCAGGCGATACCGCAGCCAGCTCCGACGCCCCAAGCGTCGTGGCCAGGTCGCGGTAGCTGGCCTCCTGCAGGCGCTGCACGGTGACCGGCTTGGGCTTGGTATCCGGCTCCACCCAGGCGCTGTCCGAGGGCTGGATGTAGCTGGCAGCGGCCATGCCGGCGACGTCCTGGACGACGGTCAACACCACGGCCGTGTCGGTCTGTGTGCCGTCGTCGACGTCCAGGATGCGCACTGGCATGCGGGCAACGCCGCGCCGTGGCCACGACAGGGCACGCACCTGCCCGCGTTTGAAGGGGCCGGCATCCTGGCGTACCCGGATCTTCACCCTGCAGGGCAAGCTGCTCACTGCCGCCACTTCGCGCGCCGCAACCCGCCCCGCGAGCGCAGCGTTCCACAGGCCGGGATAGTTCTTGCGACTGCTGACGACCCGGCCCTGCGCCTGAACGCTGGCCAGATTCTGGTAGGTGACAGCTGCGTCCTTGTTGGTGGCGATATCCCGGTAGACGACCGTGATCTCGTTGACGCTGCCTTCCAGCATCGGCTGCTGCCACTCCAGCAGCTCGATGATGTTCGCCGGGCCGATCTCTTCCAGGGTGGCTGGGTCATAGTCCGGCCGCACCAGCACCAGCTCGGTCAGCCCCGTCACCGGATCCTCGATGCGCATGCCACCTATGTGGTCGCACACCATGTCCATGAACTCGCCTGCAGGAACTGATCGGGACCACTTCAGGCACAGGCCGAACCCTTCGTTCTTCAACGTCTGTGCCGCCTTGCGGAAGCTCTCGTCGTTGATCACGTCGATCGGGTGGCCCATGCCCTCCGTGCGCACCTGATAGATGATGTGGGCTGGGTTCATCCCTTCATCGATCTGCACCAGGTCGCCCTGCCATAGCCCCTTTTTCCAGCCTTGGCGCCAGCGCGAGACCTTCTTCGTCCAGTTCTTGATGTACGGGTTCATGGCCGACACCTGGCCATTGAAAACCGTCGTGAACAGGCCACGGGCAGCTGGCCACGGGCCGGGCACCAGCGACTGCAGATAGGTGCTTGGCATCTGGGCGGGCTCGCCCATGCGCACCTCCAGCGTGCCGACGATGCCGCCTTCGCCCTTGTCGCCGCCGAAGACCTCCGGCGCCAGGATCGTGATCGATCGAGATGCGGTAATCGGGCCGGTGGCAGGCACCGTCCTGGGGATGTTCATCCCGAGCACCTTGGTCCACGCCGTTTGCGCGCTACCGTCCCAGACCTTGCGGTCGCCGACGCGGATCTCCCGCAGCGCGTCCACCGGGCCGAGGCATTCGCCCATATAGAGGGCCATGTAGTAGCGATAGCCTACGGTCTGTTTCTTGCCACTACCCACGGCCAGCCTCCTCGCGAGCGATCGCTGCCAAGCGCCGTGCGAAGGCGTCGTCCAGTGCTTCGAACTGCTCTACCGGCAGGCCTTCATCCAGGAAGCGACGCAGATCCAGACCGTGACGATCCATCCAGCTGCGGATGCCGGCGGCGCACAGCACGCCGCTGTGTTCGCCCAGCTTGGCCGCGCGGGCGTGCTCGACGGTAACCAGGACAGGACGATCCATCACTTCTTGCCACCCTTGACCTTGATCGGCGTGGTGCGCAGATCGCCGTAGAACAGCACGTTGGGATCATCGATCCAGTTCGTACCGAAGACCATGCTGCACTCGCGACCGTCCTCGGCGGTGGGGACATTGAAGTCCTCCAGGGCGGCCGGCTTCGGAACCGTAGGCTTCGGGCGCATCACGTAACTGACGATCAGCGCCACGATCATTACGACGATTTGAACCCACATGGGAGGCTCCTTTAGAAGATGGGATCGGGTCCGAAGGGGTTCTTCGGCGGGATGGTGTGCTGGCCGCCGTAGTTCAGCGCGTTGTTGAACTTCTCGTGGCAGATCTGCAGGGCGTGGCCACAGCCGGGGTAGGCAGACACCAGTGCGCCCGCAGCGAGCGGCGCTGCGGTAAGCAAGGTGAGGGTCGGGCCAACATGGCCCACCACGAAGCGATACTCGATGGCCGTGCCCTGCACCCACTTGATGAAGCCGCCGACGAACCAACCGTCCGGCTTCGCCGCGAAGGCAGTGGACGTGATCGTCTGAGCGGATGCGGCCGACAACACGCCATCGACCCGGAACAGCTCCGGATTCAGGCCGCAATCGGCATCGAACAGCGCGAACGGGCACTGCGCCTGCCAGCATCGGCGAAGGCCGTTCGTCGCGGCGGCGCCGGCATTGCTCTGGCAGGTCAGGATCAGATCATTCTGTCGCTCGCTGAAGTCGCTCAGCACTCCATTCCAGGTGCCTCGGATCGCGCCGTCGCTCTTCCGGATCCGTCGCCACCGAACAATGATCCGATCGGTCGGCGGATAGGGCCGCAGCACCGATGCCAACGTGAGGGACAGCGGTACAGTCACCTCAAGATTGGACCTGGCCTCCTGGGCAGACTGGCCAAGTCGGCCGCGCTTGATTGCCTCGGGGCTGAACGACTGCGAGTCGTAGATCTCCACCCGATCGCTGGACGTGTAGCGCCAGCGCTGGGAACCACGCCCAAACTCATACAGCTCAACATGGCGGGAGAACAGGCTCACGGTTCGCTCTCCTCAGCGCCAATGCCGGCGAAGGACACGCGGCAACGCGCGACGCCCTCACCATCGGTTTCATGGGACAGCTCCACGGTGTCGGAACTGAGGCGGGCCAGCACCATCCAGCTGATCAAGCGGATGGCACTCGGCTGCAGGGCGATGCCGTGCGGCGCGTCCAGCTGCAGGAACTCCCGCTGTGGATCCAGCTCCGTGGCCTCAATCAGCTGCCGGTACAGCACCTGGCCACTGAACAGTTCGATGCGTAGGTGACGACGACCGGCCTGGGCGCGCCCGAAGCGGGCCACGCCTGCCCACGCCACCACGATGCCGCTGGAGGTGGTCAGGGCTGGCTCAACCAGCTCCAGGTCATCGGCCCAAGACGGCACCCACAGCGCAGCCGCGCGGCCCTGCAACCAGTACAGCTGGCTGCGCTGATTGGCCTGCTCGGTGCGCCCCCAGGTTTGCCAGGCGTGCGACTGCAGTGGCCATGCCTTGCCGGTGATGTCATCGACGGCAACAGGGCCGATATCGCCATCGATCACCACCAGCTGCCGGCCGAACTCGGCCGTCTGCGCCTGGTCGAGGTCGGGGCGCTGCTCCAGCACAGGTCGACCGCGATAGACCGCCGCCGGCGCCGCTGCTGGCCAGTCGCAGGTCTCCACCGCAGCCAGGCGCACGGTCGACCGCATGACCTGGTCGGTCACGCGTTCCAGGCTGGGGGTCTCGGCAATGCGAGCTGTCCTGCAGGGCAGCACCCGTGTGCCAGGTGCCCAGGCGTTGGCCGTGGGGCGGGCCAGCTGCAGACTGTCGGCGGCAATGTCGGCCACTTCCACCAGCTCGTAGGTGGTGACGTCCTTCCAAAGCATGGCCAGGCCGCCGGGGCGGTAGTCGCGCTGCGTAGCGGCCTGTACCGGGATGGACTGCACACCCAGCGCCAGGCGCGCACTCAGCCACGACACGTCGTTCCAGACCGGCAGCGCCCAGGTACGCGCCGACCAGTCGAACAGCGCGTGTTCAAGCACCTGGCGCTCGCGCCGGTCGGCCAGCACGCTGAACTCCCAAGAGCGCCTCGGCGAGCCACGCAATGGGAATCGGGCTTCGCCGCCGCCGATCGACTGCTGGACGTCGGTCGCCCAGGCCAGCGTTTCGGTGACAGGCCGCTCCCAATCCGGCGGCAGCATCCAAGCCGACATGCGATTGCCGGTAATCGTGACGGTGCGGCGCCCCAGGGCCACGAAGTCGTAGGACAGCGACGCCGCGATTACCGGCGGACCTTCTGTCGTGACCGACAGCTGCCAACGGCGCAACTGCAGGGCCGAGAATGCCAACGGCGGGGCGCCAGGACCTACCAGCTCGACGCCTTCGCCGTTCTCAAGGGTCACCGACGCCAGGGTCTGCTGCTGGAGGTATGAATTCCAGACCTGGACGTAGCGCACCTGGTTGGTGACCAGGTTGCCCAGGTCAATGCGCAGAGGCAGGACGTGGATCTTGTAGTACCAGTCATCGAACGAGCTGCGCAGGTTCGGACCAGCAGACCGCTGCTCGGGTTCCACCACCGTGGCCTCATGGCCAGGCCCCACGTAGAAGCCAGCGCCGGCCAGCGCAGAGCGGAACTGCAGCGGGATCCTGGTGCGCGGGATACTCAGGTTGGCGCTGCGCCAGTTCGGTCCCGTGCTGCTCTGGGTGGAAAGAATGACGCCCATCAGGACTTCCGCACCGCCCAGCCATAGTTGCCGCTTGCTGGCGGTGCGTTGGTGTTGCTGCTCATCGCCAACTTGCGCAGCCAGGGGAACACCACCCAAGTCTCGTCTGCGATCGTGACTTCCTGCTCGGGCTCCAACCTGTCCATGTAACAAGCGCGCAGGCCGATGACATGGCCGATCGGGGAGTGGTAAGGCGTGGTGCCAGGCCGCCGGACGGTCAACTGGATCGGCTGAAACACGCTGCGGCCAGAGA